AATATATCTTGTCTCCGAGGCTTACCGAAATGTCGGGGAAGTCACCGTCAAGTGGTGAAAATGCGATCGTGAACTCGATTTTCCTTGACGCCTGCGTCTGAGTGCCGCTGTAGGTGACGCTCTCAACAAGCTGTGTGATGTCATATGTACTTTTCGGGTCGCTGCTTTTTTTCAGTTTAATTTTCATATTTTTTTCAATTCAACAAAAGAACCTGCCCCGCCTTTATTTTATAAGGGGCAGCTATTTTGTTAATTTCCGCTATTGCTACAAATTTTTTAGAAGAGCCGAGCTGTTTTTTTGCTATGCTCTTGAGTGTGTCGCCGCTCTTGACTGTGTAGGTCTTCGGCGCTTCCTTCGTGCTTCTCGTGTTTGAATACAGTGCGCTCTTTTTTCCGTTTCTGACGTTGACCTTTGGTCTCACATACTCAGAGAATGTTATCGAATACTCTACATCTCCGCTCCCGTCCTCCACACCATACGAAAAATCATCAATGAGATATTCGCTGTTAATGTTCGTGCCGGTGATTAAAACTCTTACTACCTTTCCGTCGTCCTTCCATTTTTCAATGGTGTTTGTCAGTTCATAGGCTTCTCGGTGCTTGCCGTGCCTTTGATATCCGTGTTTTCCTTCGTGCAGCGGGAAAAAGGAGCTGAAAGCTAAGCTTTTCAGTCCCCTGTTTCCGATTAAATTAATATCGCCTATGTGAACAATATTCACACTTTGATTATTTTGCTTCGTTTCTATGCTGAAAGACGAGGGCAAAACAGGCAATCTTATCGTTTTTCTGTTACATATCAAATAAATATCCATTAGGCAATGTTTTCCTCCGTCTCTTCAAGCTTTTGGGCGAGCTTGTCGGCGAGCTTATCAATGTCAGCTTCTTCTCTTATCACTACGGTGTCGGCGATTTTGGCAATGTTTATCACCTTGCCGCCGCCCGAGCTTTTCCCTTGCTTATAGGCTTGTCTCACACTCTCGTCGTGAGGTATCACCCTCGACCCTCTCGGCAGGTCAATGATTTCGCCGCCCTTTTCGTTGACCGAAGCTAAACCGCCTTTCCAAAACTTCACGCCCGTGTAGAGAAACGGAATTGTCGGTATGTTGCCGCCGAAGTGCTTTCCGCCGACTACAGGCACCCAGTCGGGCACATCAATCTGAATTTCGTTTAAATGATTTATCGCCGTGTTTATCAGTCCGATAACTCCGTTCAGCGGTGCTTTTACTACTAATGCCAAATTCCCGAAAATTCCGCTGAAGATTTTTTTCACACCCTCCCAAGCGCTTTTCCAGTTTCCGGTGAACACACCCTTGACAAATTGAATTATTCCGCTCGCCATCAGCTTAATGTTGTCAATGTAGCTTTTAATGTTGTGATAGACTGCGCCCACAACTCCCGTCGAGCTTTCGAGCTTTTCCTTTATTTTCTCAAAGACCTCTTTTATCTTTTCCCATGCGCCCGTGATAACCGGCTTGATTTTGTCCCAGTGCTTATAAACTACTGCCGCTACCACAGCTATAGTTGTTATCACAGCTATAGCGATCAGTCCGGCGGGTGAGAGTGCCGACATGGCTATTTGTGCCATTGTGAAAACACTTTTTAGCTTTCTGATTCCCTTGACCAGCTTGCCGCCAAAGGTGAAGAGCTTGCCGCCCACCAAAAGCAGCGGACCTATTGCCGCCGCCACAGCTGCGATTTTTATAATCATGTTCACCTGATCGTCAGACAGATTATTTACTTTTTCAGCCATTTTTTGAAAAAAGTCCGTTACTTTCTCAATGTGCGGTGATAGCTTTTCTCCAAAAGAAATCGCAATGCTCTCAACCGTTGATTTTAAAATCGTGAGTTTGCCGTTCAAGTTATCGTTTGCGACATTATACATGTTTTCAGCCGCACCGGTTGAATTATTGATCGACTCAGTGAGCTTGTCAAAATCGTCTTGTGAAGAGTTGACAATGGCTAAAAGTCCGCTCATACCTGTTTTGCCGGCAATAGTCGCAGCGTATGATGCCTTCTGTGCTTCTGTCAGTCCGGAAAACTTCGTTCTCATGTCGCCCATCAGTTCGCTGAAGCTCTTCATTGTTCCGTCTGAGTTTGTGAGTGAAATTCCGAGCTCGTCCATCGCCGCCTGAACGCTCTTTGACGGCTTCGCTAAATTTGTGAGCATGCTCCTGAGTGCCGTTCCTGCCTTTGAAGCCTTGATGCCGCTGTTTGCCATCAAGCCAATGCCGACCGAAACATCTTCTACCGAATAGCCGAGAGAGCCCGCCACAGGTGCAACATATTGAAAGGTTTCACCCATTTTTGATACGTCTGTGTTAGCGTTATTCGCTGTCTGCGCCAAAACATCAACAAAACGGTTTGTGTCCGATGCTTTCAGCCCAAAGGCGGTGAGAGCGTCTGTCACTATGTCAGAGGTCGAGGCGAGGTCTTCGCCTGTCGCTCCGGCGAGGTACATAACGCCCTCAATGCCTTCGAGCATATCCTCAGTTTTCCAGCCCGCCATCGCCATATAAGAGAAAGCCTCTGCGCTTTCGGTTGCTGAAAACTTCGTTTTCGCTCCCATTTCCTGAGCCTTTGCCGACAGCTCTTCAATCTCCGTCTTACTTGTTCCTGAGATTGATTGAACCTTGCTCATTGCACTTTCAAATTCAGCCGCCGTCTGAACTGCCTTTACGCCGAGCGCAACAATAGGGGCAGTCACACCTTTCGTCAGCGTCTTTCCCGTTTTCGTCATGCTCTTGCCGACCTTATTCAGCTTAGATGCCACTTTGTTCAGCCTGCTCTGCTGTTCTTCTATCGTTTTGACTGCTTCGCCCATTTTTCCGGTGAACTTGTCCTGAAATCTCAGCGTTGCGTCTATGATTTTTGAGCTTGCCGCCATGTGTCTTCCCCCTCCTTCTTATTTTTCAGATATCAAAAGAAATAGAAGCACCCTTTTTCAAGGTGCTCCCATTTCTTCCGCTTCTGCGTTTCTGTCCTCAATTTCTTTCAAACACAATGCCCTGACGACCTTTTTTTCACCGTGTGAAAGCTTATAAAAATCGTTCGGCTTCCAGTGGTGAAAGCGAAAGAGAAAATATATTGCGCTGCCGTCAGGGTCATTTTCTAAGAGTTTTTTATTTCTTCAAGCTCTTCTTCCTCTTCTTCTTCGTCAGAAGAATATCCCGAGAGCTCTAAAACCTTGTCAGAGATTTTTGACAGCTCTGCCTCGAAAAGCTTTATTGCGAGGTCAGCGGGTGTTGCGCAGCCGAAGTGCTCCCTCAGTCTTTCGTCTCTGAGGTTAGGCTCTAAAACTGCCTCTGTGGCGATAATAGCGTTTGCCCTCTGTGATTTAGACATATCAATCTTGCCCTTTTTGTCAAATTGCATTTGAATTAATTCCTGAATGCGCCTTGACGGCAGCTCCCTTACTCTGACTGCGACGGGCTTGTCACTGCCTATAGCTTTCGCCAACCGTTTTGAATAAAAGGTTGCTTCTTCCGGCTCTTCAAATTTTACAATGTCCGTTTTTAAAAGACTGTCCAATAAACTCATTTTATTCTTCCTCCGATTTTATTCTTTGCTTATAACATCAATCAGCTCATAGTCTGTGAATGTGAAAGGGTAGCTTTCTTCGCCGAACTTGTTAGCCTCCCAGTCGGCGAGCGTCAGCTCGTCAAAGGTCACACCGGTGACTTTTACTCTTTCTGCGCCGAGAGCGTCAGGGTCCTTGAGGTTCGAGATGATGGTGAACTCAGGCACCTTGCCGCTCTTCACAAAATCCTTGAGCGCCAAAATCATTCTTGAGGTCACCTTGTTCAGCTTCAGTGTGCCCGTGCCGCTTGCACTGGTGATTTTCTTTCCGGTCATCAGCGTGCCTGTTTGGTTCACATCACTCTTGTTAAATGCGACTTTCAGCTGCAAGCCTGTGTTTTCTGCCACATAGTTTGAATTTAACCATGTTTCGCCAAATGTGCCGTTAATGACGTTTTTTGAATTGTAGCTTTTCATTTTCTCGCCCCCTTAAATTGTGATATTGACCGTGATGTCTTCAATGGCGTCTCTCAGGCTCAGAGTGATGGCGATATAAACACCGGTGCCGAAATCGCATTGAAGAATTTCCTCGTCACTCATGTCGTCATAGCTCTTGTTTGCCTTTTTCATCGCTGCTTTTATTGCTTCAAGGTCAAAGCCTACCTCAGCGCTTTCTATAATGCCTTCTGACAGGTATGCATCGAGATAAGACGATATCGCCGATGTGAGAAGACAGCGGTTTGAATAGCTGTTGCCGAATTTTCCAATATAAAAATCCTGACAAAGAGTGCGAATGTCGCTCTCAATGCTGTTCATCACTTCAATGTGCTTTATTTTCTTAAACTCGTCACCCTTTTCCGCCGTGAGGGTCAGAAGAGAGTTAATACCCCTCGATAGCTTCACCTTTTCGCCGTCCCAAAAGCAGAAAAGCTTGCCTGCACCTGCCATTACTTCCATCTCGGCGGCTGTCTTTCTCTCACAGTCTGTCGCTTCCGTGACGGTGGCATAGGTTATTGAGTGTTCAAGTGAAGTGCCGCAGATCATACCTGCTATTCTTGCGGTCATCTCCTCTGCGGTGTACTCTCTTTCACCTGCGATCACTGATTTAGTGACAAAATTCACTATATATTCGCTGTCAGCTTCACAGTTTGGCAGAACAGCTTTAATCATGTTGTGCTGACTCTTCTGCTCAATGACCCATTTCTTGATTTTGTCGGTCAGACCGTCAGTCTCAACCGTCGGCATTGCCAAAAAGTCGAGCTTGTTTGTTTCAGCCCAGCTCAGAGCTTCGTCAACATCTCCGCTCTCTTCGGCTATGAAAAACGCTACAACCTTTTGCGGTGCTGTGTCGTTGCCTTTCAGCGCCATTTCAATATATTCCTTGTTTTTCTCACTGACATTTTTTGTTATATCCCCCGCTGACAAAACGGTCAGCGGGTTACTTTCGGGTGCATCGCCCCGAAGAATTAGAAAAACACTGCCCTTTTCGCTTCTCTCGACTGTCAAAGTCCCCTGAGAAGTGAAAGCAATGTTCATTTCAGGCATATTCATCAGTTTTATCCTTTCTTTTGTTTGATTTTTGTTTCTACAGTTATTTTTGTGATATCCTCATTTTCTTCCTCTTCCACGCTGTCAAAAAATTCCAGATTAAAAGAAAAAATGAGAATATCTTGATTTTCGCCTGCGAGTGCGTCGCTTTGGTC